AAGGACTTGATATCGCGCGTCCAGGTGCCCCAGCCCTTGTCAGCAAAGGTCTTGGCCATCTTGACGGCGCTCATCACTGTAGCGGCGCGCGCTCGCTGGCAAACCGCGCGCGTTCCGTGTCAAATATAACGCCTGCATAACATTCTGCATAAAAAGCGAAGGGCGGCCGCGTTTTGCGGCCGCCCTTCTTGTCGTCTTATTCCACGATCAGTTCCCCAGCGATCAGCTGCTGCGTCGTGTGCATCTGATTGATCAGGTCCTCGGCAGCGCCCTGGATCATGGCGTTGATGTCCAGCTTCGCCGCCTCCAGCAGCTGCACGGTAGGCTCCGCCAGCTTCTTTCTGGTCATGCGCAAAAGATCGGCTTTCAGTGTCCTGATCTGGTCCTCGGTCAGCTTGCCGTCAGCCGCTGCCGCCTTCATTGCTTCGACGGTAGTCTGCTGCAATTCGCCGACCGTTGTCTGTGCTGCCTGCGTCACCTGGCCGATAGCGGCCTTGATGTTTGCCAGCTTGTTGTTCTGGCCGATCTTGGCGGTCGCCCACGCGCCTGCCAGGCCGATGGCCGCGATGGCAGCCTTCGCCAGAATGTCCAGGCCGACGTTCACCAGCTCCAGAATGATGGGGTCGGTGGTGCCCGTTTCGGTGGTCTGCGCGCACGCTGCAAGCGCCACACAGAGCGTCACCAGCATGGTCAAAATGAGCATCGCTTTCAGGGCCTTTTTGGTGGTGTTTTTCATGGTGTTTTTCCTCCTTAATTTTACCGCCTGAATGGCGGGGTTTTATGATCACTTTTCGGGGGTGTTTGCGTCGTGGTAAAGCGACGCAATAATCACAGCTTTCAGCGTCTCGTGGCGCAGATTCAGATCAGTGGGGTTGACGTCCGCAGGGGTGCCGCCGTTGACGGCTCCGGCGTCCAGCAGCGCCTTCGCCTGCTCCTGCCAGTAAGCGGGCACGTCTTTCAGGTCCGCATAGGTGGGGTTGTCTTCTGCGATCACTTCGCGGATCAGCTGTTTCAGTTCGGCCTTGGTCATGCCGTCGATGTTCTCCTTTCCGTAGTCGGGGGCCGCATAGCCCACAATGTAGGTGTCGTTCAGATCGTACTGGCGGCGCTTCACGGCGTTGCTGGTATTGCCTTCGATGGTGTGCAGAACACCGTCTTTCACATACTCCACCAGGCCCGTGTGGGTGCTTTCTGCGGTGGATTTCTTATCCTTGAAGAAGGCGATGTCAGCAGGCAGCGGGGTGTATGTGCCGCCGCAGGCCGCCGAAGGATGGAAGACGCCCTGCGCCTTAAAGAAGGCCATGCCGGTGCTGCATCCGCAGTAGGGCTTCACAATGTCGCGGGCGATGCCTGCCAGATAGTTGGTGACGTAACTTACCCACATAGCGCACCACGCCGCATCAAGCGGCAGGCTCCATGTTTTCAGGACCTCCGTGTTGTACCACCGGATATACTTGTCGTCGCCGGTCGGCTCGCACACGCCCAGCTCGCCGATGGCCTTCTGGACGATCTTCTTGCGGGTGTCGTTCACATCAGGCGTTTCCGTTGGCTGTGCGGGCTTCTCCGGCTCCTGTGCGGGTTGCGCGGTCTCCTTGTACCCATTCAGCCCTGCATGCTTGATAATGGCCGCATAGTCCTTGTAGGCGACGTCCAGATCGACGCGCCCATTGATGCCCGCCACGCTGCCAGAGCTGCTGCGCTGCCACATGCCGAAGCTGTAGGCCGTCGTCGGCTGGCTGGTCCACTGTGCCAGCCACAGATCGAAGCCTTTCAGATCGTCCATGTTCAGCATGTTCTTGCACCAGTTGGTGTTGCAGTAAAACGACGCATAATAGCCCGCGGCTTCAATGGTCGTGCAGAAGGCCGTCACCATAGCGGTCAGCACATCGCGCCCCAGCCCAGCCTGTTTGTTATCCTCCAGATCGTAGGCGATGGGGTACAGGATGCGGCCCTTATACGGGGCGATCTGCTTCACTACCCACGCCGCCTCCTTGGCGGCCGCCTGGGCGCTTTTTGCGTAGCTGTAGAAGTAGATGCCTGCCTCCACGCCCGCAGCCAGTGCGCCCTCCACATTGGCCTTGAAATAGGTGTCCATCTTGCAGTTGTCGCCCCAGCTGCTGCCATAGCCGACGCGGATCATGGCGAACACAATGCCGTCTGCCTTGACCTTCTTCCAGTCGATCTTGCCCTGCCATACGGACACGTCAATGCCTTTAATGTTCATGTTTTCCTCCTTACTCCACCAGCTGGTAGTAGTCCCCGATCAGAGCGGGTGGGCGGTAGCTGTCCGCTTTGATGAGTTGTCGAAGCACTTCGTAGGTCTTGCCGTCGTCGCTGAATCTGTCGCCGACATTGAAGGTGTGGCCGTCCTCCAGATCAGCCCAGCGCGGCACGGTGTCGTCGCCGCCGTCTCCACCGCTGCTGTCCTCGACCAGCTTGTATTCGGACGGCACCAGATGCGGATAATGCGGCTCGTAGAGCGTGACGCCCTGCTCGTGGATCGGTGTGTAGACCTTGCCGTCCTGCGGGTCCCTGCGCTTCGCGCCATAGGGGACTAACTCGCCCCACACGAAGTCCAGCACGGTGCCGTCCTCCGGCTCTGTGCGAAGCAGGCGGAACAGCGTCCTGGCCGCCGTACTGCCGGGCAGAAGGTCGCTGCGCTTGTAGTGTTGCTGCGTGGTGATGTAAAGGTCGCCGTTGCTGCCGACTACGGCTTCGTTGCGGAAGATCGGGTCGCCGTCGTCGATCTCAGACCAGACGCGTGCGCCGCTTGTGACAGTGATCGTGCGCAGTTCCGTGTCTGTGTAGTCGCCCGCGTCCTTATCTCCGGCGCGAAGCAGCGCCGCCTTTGCGCGTTCGACATGGACCGCAGGAAGGCCGGTCAGACCGCCCGCGATCAGTGCGTCGTGGGTGGCTAAAATTGCCGCCCACAGATGCAGCTGCTGCTGCGCTTCTTCCTGCTTGTTCAGTTCTCTGGCTGCTGTCAGATTCATGCTTTTCCCTCCTTACAGGTAAGAGCCGCTTACACCGTACAGCGCGATGGTGTCGCTGGTGCTCGCCTTCGTCAGTTTCACACGGACGCCCACAGCCCACTTCGTTGCCGTCTTCGTCTTGTTCGTGAACAGGTGCTTGCGGCCGGGAGTGACGGTCTCCCACGTCGGTGCGGCGTCCTTCGCGTTGTTGCACGCCTCCACGGTCAGATTGTTCTCCGCGCCCAAAAAGCGCGCGGAAATAAGGATCTTTTCGGCCATGGCGTCCGTTTCGATGGCGTCGCGCTGCACGCTGATCATCGTGATGCTGCGGGAGAAGGTCACGACGCGCGTCGCGCTGTTTCCCGCGCTGTCGGTGACGGTGATCGTCATGCTGTGTTCACCAGCAGCCAGCGCCGCAAACTGTGCGGCCGTCAGGCCGAAGGTGTAGGTCTTTCCGCGCTCCGCGTCCGCAATGGTGCGCACCTCGCTGCCGTCCAGCGCCTCCACGATGGTCAAGGTGTCGCCGTTGTCCACATCGCCCACGGTGTAGGCTCTGGATGGGGGCGACGTCACCGCGCCCAGGTTGGCGTCGGCTCCGGAAACGGTCGGGTCGGCGTTGTGCGTTACGGTCTTGGCCTGGCTCGTCGTATAGGCGCTGTACGCATCCTTGCTGTCCTTCGCGCGGACGCGCCACTGCACGCTGTCCATCGCCGTGGTGATGCCGGTGTCGGTAAAGCTGGTGTTGCTGCCGGTGTAGATCGTGGTCCATGCGTTCGTGTTGTTGCTCCATCGGTCCAGCTGGTAGGTGATGGCGTCGCTTTCCGGGTCGGTGGACGCCGCCCAGCTGATCGCTGCGTCTTTCCCGCTCTTTACGCTGTCCGGTACGGTGATGCCGGGGGGCGTAGTCGGGGCCTGATTCCACTGAATCGTGTAGTAGCCTTCGGAGTCAGGCTCGTCAGATACCAAGGTATCAGAGGACAGATTACAAAGCGGCAGGACGCCGACGTAGCCGCTGAACGCGCTGAAGCTGCTCTCGCCGCCGCCCGAATCGACGCCGCGGACGTTGTTCGCGTCGCCAGAGTACGGGGACCGCAGCCGCCAGTACCAGTTGTCCGCGCTGCTGGGGTTGTTGGTATAGTTGCTGTTTGCGATGGCCTGCGGCGTGCAGGTGCGCAGGCGGGAGCTGTTGTTGCTGTTGAACAGCGCCAGAAGCGATCCCTCGGCGATGCCGTTCTCAGAGCCGAGGCCCACTTCCTGCTTGGACGGCAGGAAGAAGTCGTCGGTCACGGTTTCGCTGCCGCCGCCGTCCGTTGTGGGCTTCGCCACGGTCAGCGTGGTTGGCAGGATCGCAGCCAGGAACTGTGGAGAAAAGCCGGTCTTGAAGCCCGCCTCGGTGTCGTATGCGTTGCAGCCGTTCCAGACGTAGCTGGAGCCGGGCGCGCGGTCGTAGCTGTGCTGCGCCTGGTACCAGTTGGTGCCGGACTTGTTCAGCCACTGGCGGATATTCGCCAGGCTGTAGCGGTTGTTCCCGTAGTTCTGTCGGTCGCTGTTGCCGCCGCTCTCCTTCGCGTCGAAGGCTTTCAGGCACAGGATCTTTTCCGCGGCCAGCGTCGTGCTGTTTGCGGGATAGCCCGCGTGATTTTTGTCCGCGATCTGGAAGCCCACGGGGACGCCGTAATACTTCGACAGCGGGTCGCGTACCTTAGCACCCACGGCCAGAGTGCTGATCTTCTTGGACATGTTCGGGTCTCCTTTCAAATATTGATAGGAATTGCTGATCGTATTTTGCCACCAGCTGCCTGCAATCCCCGTGCAGGGCATGGGCGCGCCAGCTGGTGTAGCTCTCCGCGATCTTCTCGCGGTCGATCTCGCCGCGTTGGTAAAGCGCGGCATACTTTCGCAGTTTCCGCTTCATGCGGTCTCTGCTGGATTTACGCACCTTGCGGATCACACGCCCGGCGTCGTCGATGTAGGTGTGGAAGCCCAGGAAGTCCAGGCCGTTGCGCAGCGGGAAGATGTTTGTCTTTTGATTCAGCTCCAGCCCGCGCTCGGCCAGGTGCTGCCGGATCACCACCAGGGCCTCCTGCAGCCGCTGCTTGCTCTCGCAGATGATGTAGAAGTCGTCCATATATCGGCCGTAATACCGGAAGCGCAGCTGCTCTTTGCAGAGGTGATCCAGCTGATTCAGATATAGCAGCGCGAAGATTTGGGACGATTGATTCCCGATAGGGATGCCCAGCGGGTCCGGCGCGCTGTCAATGATCTGGCAGGCAAGCGCCAGACAGTCAGGGTCGTGCAGATACTTCGCAACGTCCTTTTTCAGCACGTCGGGCCGGATGGATTGGAAGTAGTGGCGGACGTCTGCTTTCAGCACCCAGCCATCAGCAGAAAAGCCGTTTTTGCGGTAGTATTCACGCATGAAGTCGCGCAGCCGATTCAGCCCGAAGTGCGTGCCTTTCCCCACCTGGCTGCCGTAGTTGTCCAGGATGAAGGGCTTGGTCAGCGCGTCATAGAGGACCTGATCGCAGAAGGCGTGCTGGACGATCTTGTCCTTGAAGCTGTTCGTCTGGATCAGGCGGCGCTTCGGCTCGTAGACGTAGAACGCGCGATAGCCGCCCGGCCGGTAGGTCCTGGTCTGCAATTCCCGCTGGATCAGCGCGACGGCCTCCAGCGCCGACGCTTCCACCTTGGCGACGCTGTTCTTCCACCGCTTGCCGCGGCGTGCTTTCAGATACGCGTCGTACAGGTTTCCCCATTCACATATTCTTTCGTAGTCTTTGCCCATAGTGGTGAAGCACCGCTGGCAGCCCAGCGCCGCGCAGCTGCGTGGTGCCAGGCGTCGGTGCTATGTGTTTATCCTCCTTCCGTTGGATAGGATAGGCTTTCCTTTGATGATGGGCCTCTGCTTTCGCCGCACGGGCTACTCGGTCTCGGTAAATCCATCGAAGCGGCAGGACGCCGACGTTGCCGTTGTACGCGTTGTTGTTGTTCTCGCTGCCGTCCGAATTGACGTTGCGGACGTTGTTCGCGTTGCCAGAGTTCGGGGACCGCAGCCGCCAGTTCCAGTGCATATAAAGCCTACCCTTTCGGTTTTGCGGGTCTCTATCTGAATCGCGCGGCGTCTTTCTTTCTCCAGGCCGCTGTCATGTACTTCACGTCCAGCACCCGCTTCGTCCAGAACTCGCAGGCGCGGTTGTCGATCTGCCCGTGGGTCTTTGCGATGTCCAGGAAGATCAGCAGCATCTTGCAGCCTGTCAGTGCAGACGTTTGCAGGTCGAAGCGCACCATGCACAATTTGGCGCGCCGCTGCGGGTCGGTTTCGATGGCGGGGTTGATCTCGTTTGCTTCCACGATGGCCTCCAGAACGTCCAGTGCCTTCTCGTCGATCCGGTTGGATAGCGTGAAGCGAAGCCGCTTGTCGAACTTCTTCGTCCGGCTCATGGTCTCGTCCACCAGGTCTCTGGCCTTCGTGATGATCGTCAGTTCCTGGTCTTTGCGCTCACTCAATACAGGCACCTTCTTTCGCGGATAATAGCAACGGTTTCAGCCGTTGGCCCTTCGATTTCGTACACGCCGCCGCCCAGGATGCGCACCTCCGCAGGCGCGCCGTCCGGCCCGGTCCCGCAGATGCGAAGCGGGCCGCCCTCGCAGGGGCAGGGCATAGCGATTTCAGTAATAAGGGATGCGATCAGGCAGCTGGCCTCGCTGTCGCTGCAGGCGATCCTGATCATGCGGAAACGTACTGGCCCGATTTGTTCCAGACGCCGTCCGCCACAGAGACGTTGGACAGCGCAGCGAAGTCCAGGGCGAAGTTGATGCCGCCCGGCATGTCGCCGCTGATCAGGTCCGTCAGCAGGTCGATGCTGTTCTGGTGGCTGTTCAGCAGCTCCTGCAGGCCCTGGATGTCCGCGATCACGTGGCTGTGCGTCACCAGGGCGTACTTCTCCAGCTCCTTGCGGCGGACCAGCCCTTCCGGGCTGATCACGGCCGTAACGTTGGCGACATTGCTGACGATCATGCTGATCTCCATCGTCAGCAGCTTGCCGACCACATCTCCGGCCGCGCGCATCTGCACGGGATCGTCCTGCATGGGGACGTAGCAATAGACCACATCGCCCTCGTCAGGATCAGACGCCAGCAGCGCAACTTCCTTGGCAAGAAACGCCGTTTCCACGTCGTTGGACAGCACCTGCAGCGCGACCTTGATTTCGCCCGCCGCGGGGGTGCTGATGGCGACGATGGTCGCGTCCATAACGTAGGACGCCAGCGCCGTCATGCTGGCGGGCGGGGTCCCCGCGGGCAGGTCGCCGCTGCCGATCTGTGCGCCCGTGATGTTCAGGGTGCTGTTCGTTGCCAGGATTTTGCCCAGCAGCGCACGGCCCTTTTCGGTGATAACAGATCCTTCTGCCATGTTTTAGTCCTCCTTTGTTTTGATCTGCATTGTGATTTCCTCAAACAGCGCCACTCCGATGCCGAAGCGGCCCGCGGTGGCGAAGCTGTTCGTGTATGGCGGGATGGTCAGCGTGATGTCCTCCAAAAGCGTGGCCCCCGCGTAGACCGTGCCGCCCGTCTTCACCGGCGTGCGGAAGTAAATCTCTTTTCCAATGCCCGCGGCCATGATCCGCTTGATGATCGGCGCGGTGTTGGCTGCATACGCGATATACTCCGGCGCGATGTCGGCCTCATCCATGATCACGCGGCACTTCGCGGGGAACAGCTCGACGACCTCCACCTGCTCCGGATCAATGTCAAACAGCACGCTGGTGGCTGTGATGATGGTGTCCACGTCGCCGCCAGACAGCAGCGCGGTGACTTTTACCTTGATCATCAGACGATAGAAACGGTCGTCGGCTCCGTCTCTCCGGACGCCGAAGTTTCGGCCCATACGGTCCAGGGTTGCGCCCTTGGCGTTGTCGATCCCTCGCCAGACGGCGATCACCTGCAGCGTGTCTTCCACGCCCCACAGAGCGGATGCGAACAGCTGGAACAGCTTGCCGATCAGGCTGTCGGGGTCCTTTGTGTAGGCTCCGGTCAGCTTCTCCAGCATTTTAAGCACCAGAACGATCACGTCACGATCACCACCTTGTCCGTGCCGGTGATTGCCTTCTTTCTGGCGTCGATGGCGATGTTGTTCTTGCTCCAGGTCTTGCCGTCCGTGCTGACTTTCAGCGTATAGTCCACCACGCCCGGCGTGTTATTCACAGGGCACATCAGCCGGTTATAATAGACCGTCTCGCCGATGGCGAGACCACTTTCCGCGATGTCCCCAGCTGCGCTGCCGATGTACTCGACGATGGCAGCCTTCAACGCTGCATCGCCTGCGTAGGCGTCGGATGTCACCAGGTCGCTGATCTGCACATAGATCGGCACCGGCGTCGGGCGGGAGAACTTGATCGTCCGCAGCTTGCCGCTGGCGTCCAGCACCTGCGCTGACTGCCCGCCGTAGGTTTGGATGCCCGCAGCCTTCCGCGCGTGGATGGCTGCCGCGATGTTGGCGTCGGTGCCGCCGTAGACGATGGCCTCGATGCTGTGCGGCGGCAGGCCGTCGCTGTCTGTCTCGTCTGTTTCGTTCTCCCACACAACAGCGGTGACGATGCCCGGCACCTCCAGCAGCTGTGCGCGGATGGCGTCGGTGTTGCTGCCGCCCGGCTTGTCCACGCTCGACAGGTATCGCTCGCGGAACTCCTGATCCGTCTCGCGATTTCTGCCGCCCACGGTCGCCGCAGCGTTGGTGACGCTGATCGCAGCCGCCAGCGGCGTGACAACGGTGTCAATCGTCCCCGCGGCCACATTTCCGTCCGGTCCTGCCTCAAACGCCTGGATCGGCACGGTGGCCGTGCCGCTGCTGCTGATGGTCACGTCCTCCAGGGTGACGAAGCGCTGATTGTTGCGTGCCTGCACAATGAAGCCCGCGTAGATCGTCGCACCGGCGTCGCCGGTGATCGTGATGCTGCCGGTCGCTTTCTGCGCCGCCAGTACACGGATGCCGATGAACGCGCCCAGGCGGGCCAGGCTGACGCCCGCGGCTGTGTCGATGAAGCCGCTGTTGTAGACGTCCTCGGCCAGCTGCCAGGTCAGACCGGCAAACCACGCGAAGATGCGCAGGAAGATGCCCAGCGGGCTGCGAACGGACAGGTTGACGGTGCTGCCGAACAGCTCCTTCGCCTTTACCTCGAAGGCGTCCAGCAGATCTGCATAGCTCGGCCGCAGGAATCCGCGTTCAGTTAATCCCCAGTTGTCGTTCACGCTTTCACCTCCAGACTGATGGGGGTCCCATCTTTCAGCCGTCCGGTGAAGGCCGCGGCGATGCTGCGGCCGCTGCGCGTCACGGTCAGGCTGTCGATGTATTGCACGTTGGTCTCCTGGAAGATCGCCGTGCGGAGGACGGTTTCAGCGTCGCCGTCGCCGTCCGCGATGATTTGGTCATAGTCGGTGCCGTGGTCTGTGTCCAGGAACCACTCACCCTTGAAGGTCTCCAGCGTCAGCCGGACACATTGTGCGACGGTCTCAGCGTCACCGATCAGCTCCAGACTTCCGCTGTCGTCCAGCACCAGGTCTTGCGTCTCCTGGTCAATTCTCAGTGTGATGTTCTCCATTTGGCCTCCTTACTGCGGGCCGCCCGTCGTGCCGCCGCTGTCGCCTTGGTGCGTGTGCGTCGTCATTTCAATGCCACCAGCCGACAGTGTGCCGGTCACGGTGACGTTGCCGTTGATCTTCACACCATCAGCAGAAACGGCGATGTAGGTGCCGCCAGCTGCCACCACGACAGCGTTGCCCGGCAGGCCGGTCGGGGCCTTTCCGTCCGGACAGACGCCGCCGACGAACAGCCCGTCCTCCGGCGCATGATTGCGGGCCGTGTTTGGCTCCGCCTCCGCGCCGGTTTGCAGAACTGCATCGGCGTCGAAGTCTGACACAATCACCCAGCCGACGTCGCCGCGCTTGTACCACGGCCGGATCGTGAACTCGCCCGCGCACAAGCAGGCGACGCGCAGCCCCATCAGCGGAGCCGCGCTGGCGTACTGGCCGTCGATGCTCTCTTTCACCAGCGGCTGCACGTCTACGGTCATTTTGTCAGGATAAAAAGCCAGGACCTTGACAGGCATGGAGACGCGGACGCCCGCCCTGTTCTTCTCGCTCTCGGCGGCGCGCAGGTCCGATTGTCTGCTTCCGTAGCTCATGCCGGTTTTACCTCCACAGTAGTTTTCCAGTTGCCGGACCGCGTTCCCTCATGGACGCCGGAGACCACCATGAAGGTGCCGTTGGTCTGGCTGTCGCGGATCACGATCTTGTCGGCGACGCCGATGTGGTAATTCAGCAGACAGTCGCGGGACAGGTTGCCCTCATCTTCTGCCTGCTGGCTGCGCGTCTTCTCCGTTGCCGTGGTCTTCGTGTTGATGTTCTGGCTCTCTGATGTCGATGCCGATTTCAGCAGGCCCGTCTGCGGCGTCAGCAGATAGCCGGTCGTGATCCCTTCCTCTGGCGGGTTTATGATGATCTGCCCGCAGCGGATCACCAGCCTGGACTTGCAGTCGCTGCAGGCAATCTCTGTCAGCACGTCTTTCAGCTTCCCGCGGCAGACGCGGCAGCCTGGGTAGTGCTTGTTCTCCGCCAGCTTCACCATCGCCACCTCCACGCCGAAGATGTTCAGCAGGTCGTCGATGATGTCCTTGGCGTACATCCCCGCCTTGTAGGTCTTGTTGACATAGGTGCCCAGCCATTCCTCCAGACAGTCGGCCGCTGTGATCTTGGTGATGATGTCCAGGTTTTCGTGCTGGTGGGAATAGTCCGCGATAGCGCCGACGAAGATGCAGCCGACGTCGCCCTTGTAGCCCGCGGTGATAATGACGGCGTCGCCTTTTTTCAGCGACGCCCTTGTAGATGGGGACAGGTTGTAGACCTCCAGCTGGGCGGTCGATACCTTTGCGCGATCCTCGAACTGCACCTTGAAGGAAAAGTTCAGCCCGTCCAGCGTGTATTGATTGCCGCCCAGCGTCAGGGTGGCCTGTCTTAGCCACATGCGCATCAGCTCTCACCCCCTGGCCGGTCGAACAGATACAGGCGCACTTTCGTGCCGAAGTTGTCGTAGGTGATCGTGTCGATCTCGTCGCCGGTCAGGCACAGCGGGCAGATCACCGGCAACGGGTAGCGTTCGTCGTTGAAGGCTTCAAACAGCGGCTTGCCGTAGCGAAGCACTTCGCCGTAGACCAGCGGCGTGTTGCCGCCGCTGTTGCTGATCTCCAGACTGACGGTGAAGAAGTCCGCCGCTTCGTTGTAGGCGAACGTCATGCGGTAGGTGCGGTCCGTCAGCTTCACCAGTAACGAACAGGGAACACGATCACTGTCAACGTCGATGAAGTGGATCTTCTGTCCACTCTCGATCAATTTCATTTAATCGCCTCCCTGTTGTACCCTGCATAGCTGGGGTTTGTCCGTCCCGTCGCCACGGATGGGTTTGTGTTCTTGCTGTTGAAGCTCGCCACATAGGCGGCATAATCGCTGCCCGTTGTCACAAGCCCGTTTTGCGTGGTGGGCTTTGCAGACTTGGCGGCCGACGCCGCCACCGGCGCGCTGGCGTCCTGCTGACTCATGGCTGGGGCTTGGATGTCCACGAACGCTGCCGACGTGATCGTGATCTGCTGGAAGCTCACGGTGAAGCCGAAGCCCGCAGCGTTGTCAGGGGTGCGGGTCCGTTTCAGATTTGTGATCAGCAGATTGTTGAACGCCTCCGCGCCCCTGTAGGTCAGAAGGTCGCGGTTGCGCCACATCGCCTCCAGCGTCGCGTAGCCTGCGGCGGTGGAGACGATGCCGGTGATAGAGAACTTGATCGGGTCCAGGACGGCGTGGTCGGTGATCTTGCCGCCGCCCTCGATGGGGTTGCTTGTCACCTGGCTGGACATGGTGGGGGACTCGTTGGTGATAGTGCCCGTGCGGTCGAACACTACCGTCCCGCTGTCGCCGCTCAGAATATAAGACATTCGTCACCCCTCCTTACGCCAGAGACGCCTGCAGCGCCTCGATGTTCGTGTCCTCGTTCTGCATCTGCCGGTAGGCGTCGCGGCACATTTGCAGGAACCACGTCTTCGTCTGCTCCTTTTCCTCGTCGCTGGCGTCGCCGGACATGGTAACGCTGATCTGCGGGGCGAAGGTGATGGACTTGGAGTGGCGGGACGTGTTGATGATGTTCTCGGTCTGATCCGCAGGGATGATCTGGCTGCCGCTCGGCAGGATCGCCATTTCGCCGCCCTGCTCGTTGATGCGGGTCAGGCCGCCGCTGAAGTCGTTCGTGCCGCTGGCGTGGCTCTGCACAGGTGTCAAAGTAACGCCGCCCGCGCTGATCGTGATGCTGCCCACGCTGTTGATGGCGTTTTTCAGCTTTTGTAGCTCCGTGATCGTCGCCGACACGGCGCTGGCTGCCGCCGTCTTCATGCGGTCCCACGCGCTTTCTGCCTGCGCCGCCATAGCGCCGTAGGTGTCGTTCGCGCT